GAAGTTCTCAAATAGGTTCTCGGAGAACCCTAGCATATTCACATTCTTAATATCATGTGCGTTATGCATGAAACCTTTAGTCCCCTTGCCAAACGCTATAGAACCTATTGTAAAGTTAGAGGTATCAAGCCTTTGTAAAACATCATCTGATACACCATGTTCCGCATTTGAAACAATTGACGAAGGAGTGGTTAATATTGTAGCTACACACTCACCGAACCCGTCCATTATTAGGTTGGATTCTTTTAGGAGTCTTTGCTCCCCGTTATTGCCCATGGCAAATACCTGAACTTCTCCTTTCATCAGTTAGTAAACTCCAATGTATTATAGACACCTCTTGTCTCATAGCTGGTGGTTGTCTCATAGCTTCCTGGGTGGATTCTGTAATTTAGTCTACTACCCCCGTATTCACCATGAACTCTTTCAGACAATCCTATAAATCTTGATTGATCATCATCACTCATTGATTTAAAGAACCTTAGAATAACCATCATATCCTGTGGAGATATTGAAGTATGATACTCACCATCCTTGATTATATGGGTTCCTAAGTCCTTAGGTAATACTTTAACAGAGGAGGGGGAGAATTCGTCCTCACTTAACTGGCTAAAGTATCCTTCATGAATGTCCTTTCCAACATTAACAATAATGTTTTCAGTTATTATCCACTTTGAGTCAGTATAAATCTCAGCCGTCTTATAAAGCTTAGGAAGCTCATCATTAAGGTTGTTCTTTAAAGTATGAGCTAATGTTAATCTAGTATCTCCCTCATACACACCTCCGCTAGAATCAGCCCACAACAAGGTTCCGAATGGAACTACTGTATTATCTGGTCGTATGAACTGAGAAGATTCTGTAGTTGGAGTTGTGATCCTTGAATAGTCATCATGCTTAAAGTAATGGTTTAAGAAAGTACACTTGTATAGATCCTCATCTCTAACATTTATTCCAGTCGTTATCCAAAATCTTGAAGTGTCAGAAGAGTTTTCAGGGAATACCTCTATGACATAATTTTGATCTTCTCTGTGGACTTGTTTATGGTTTCTGTAATACTCGGGAGGGCACTTAATGTTTCTATTCTTAGTATTAAATTTTATAGTAAACTGATCTAAATCAGTTTCTTTAAGGGATAAGAGAACAGATTTCGGAGCACTTAAGTTTTCATAGCAAACAAGCTCATCTACATTGAGAAGATCAATATACTTTCTATGAGACAACTCGTTCTTTACAATCTTAACCCCTTCCTTTTTTTGATGTACGGTTGATGCTTTTATAAGTTTCCACTTTCCATCAGGCATGTAGTTCCAGAAAACATAGTTACCCCATGTATCTAATTCAGGAATTGTATGAATCCAGACTCCAACAGAACCTCCACCAGCTACATTAGAAAACTCTCTTAAAAACTGAGAACTTAATGTTAAGGTAAACTCATGTTCTGGAAGCAGCTTATTAATCCTATCACCGTAATATTGAGGAACATTAGGTTGAGTTAGTAGGGGTTCGTAAATATTACTTCCTATATTAAATCTAAGCCTTGGGAAGTTTTCAAGGCTTTTCATAATTATGGAGTATCTGTTATGGAGGAAGTTAGGCTCTTCTATTCTGTTGTTATCATCTGACAAGTTCAATAACATAAACTTGTTTTTAGAAGTATAGCCCACGGAGTCTATCTCTGAATCTTTATCTACTAGTTCAACTCCGCTAATGTTACCAAAGGTTCTACCCTCTCTGTATTTACCTGGAACTAAATCTCGCTCTCTAGAAACTTGATTATATATTCCATTAATATTTGCGAAGGTTCCTGATCTTACAGCATTTTCATACTCGTTAGCTACATCTGTTGTTATTCTTCTGTCTGGGGCTGGTGGTACTAAGCCTGCACCGAATAAAAGACTAGAAGGACCTAGGACTCTAAACCCTGCGTTATGTGCTATGGGTCCATATGCGTGTGAAATTATAGAACCTCCTCCGTCAACTAGCTTTTCAAGTTCCTTATCTGAAAGCCTGTGGTAATCAAAGCTCCTCATATAGAAATCGTATAGCCTGTGTACCGTGTAGAACATATGCCTACAAGAAGGTTTCCAAGTATTAAACGCAAACTCGAAGTAATCTTCTTCTGATAAATCCTTATCTTCCCAAAGACGAGCCTTTATTGACCCAATAATATCATGACTGTTTAAATCTTTGGAAAATAGAACAGGAGCATTTCCAAAAATCGCCTCAGCCTCTCCTTCTATCTTCTGATCAATTAATTTAAAGAGAAGGTATCTTACCTCACTAGTATTACTTCTGTCTACAAAATGATGCTCCCTCTCTACATCTATCGCACTAGTATCCCATTCAAGAGGTCCTCGTATTTCGTAAGTAGCAGAGGTTGACGCACCTCCATAAATATTTGGAGAATAAATGTTTTCACACCTGTCCCATACAGTGTTTTTTAAATTATGGATATCTGGTTCTGCGAACAATCCGCTTCTTGGATCAAGTCCAAGCGTTAAGTAATTATAAGGAGGGTCTCCAGCGGAAGATTCTAGGGATTCGTATACTTCACCTCCCGACATAGACAGATAGAAGTTAGGACCCGCTGTATGGTTCTTTAAGTAATTCTCTCCTTTTGAAAGCTTCTGTGAGAAGTCCCTTCTTCTTATGGATGTTCTCTGTGCTTCTGCGTCATAAGGACCGGAGACTGTTAAAGGTCCTGATGATATAGTAGTATCAAACGAATAGCAGTTGTTCTTTACACCGTATTGCCAGTAATCAGATTGCTCTCTTTTGAAAACTGGTAAGTCCTGGTGGCTGACATGGGTTCTGTGTGGGTCTTCAGTGAAGGAAGGTATTCTATATGCCCCTAATAACCCTAGATCAGGGTGTCTCATGTCTAGACCAGAATATGCCTGAGATGCCATGACACCGCTTGTAGGGAAGTCTACTAGTGAATACTTTACCTTTGGATATAAGTGGTCAGCATCCTTCGCAAGCTCTAAGGCTGTAAGATCAAAGTGTACTCTAGGTACAGCTTTAGCGGGAGTGAAGTCGTTAACAACTCCCAAAGCTGCGAAGAAGTCTTCCTTGCTGTAATTTAAATTGTCAAGTAAGGTGGATTCTTCAAAGGATGACCCTGAAAGAGTGAAATCAAAGTGAGAAGATTTTCCACTCCAAAGAGTTAGGTACTTCAATAAGTCTACTGAAGAATACTTTGTAATCCTTTCGTAGTTTGGTGCGAACTGAACAGTGTCTGTGAAGAATAAGAAAGTGTTCTCGTATCTCTTTGTTGGTTGGAACCCTCGTATTGTCCTGTCAAGAACATAATTCTCAAAGTAATCTCCGTAATAATCAGGAACTCCTAAACATACGATCTCGTCTCTAAAGAATTTAACAACCTCCTCATGGAGATCGCATGACATATAGAACTTCTCTTCTTCCCAAGGTGGTATATGGAAATCACGATCTCTATAATTGAAAAGGAAGTTCGGATCCTTAACATCAAAAGGATAACCTTTAATGTTAAAGATTTCAGGAAACTTCTCTACTGCGCGGAGCATAATATGATCTACGCAATATCTGATGTTGGTGTCTAGGTTATTTGGAGCATACTCTCCTTGATTAAACTTTAGAGCCCTGTTAAAAGTCCAAGCCTCTAGACTACTTAGCATTGGAGACTCAGTTACAAGAAGATAGTACATCAGGTTAGGAATGTATGATTCATACATCTCTGTGATGCTAGTATCCAAATCAATTGGAACTCCTGGGAGTACGGCTGTAAATGCTTTTATAAGACCGTCTTTAGTTCCCTTCTTTTTGTAAAGAGTTATCGCAGACCTAAGCTGTCTTCTCCAAGATGCCGAATTGGCACCATAGAATTTCCATCCAATAATATCTCCAAGATACGGTAGTAGATACTCTGGGCAATCGTCTATAGCTTTTGATGCTTTTATCTTGGCGTTGTACTCATCAATATCTCCCATCATATAGGAGACTGCTCTCATGAACTTAGAGAAAGGTCCTTGTCTTACCAAGGTGTTTGGTACATATCCTGTTTGAACATATTGGTCGAAGACATCCTTTACATACCTGTCCTTCTCTCTTAACTCACCTTCTTTGTAAAGAACATCTACTAAAGTAAGAATACGATCAAGACCTTGAGTCCCGCTAGTATGAATGCCAGTACCAGAAACCCCGAAAGATGGAATCAGAGCGCCTAAATCAATTACAGGATCTATTAGGGTTTCATAGTTATTCCACAGATATCTGAAGTAATCCTTAACGGCGTCTGCTGTTGTTAAGGTCTGACCTTGAGATAGTTTTCTCGCAATCGTCTCTGATGTATAGTTTCTAGGTGCCTTAGAGTAAGTGTTTGTAGGCTGATAAGCTAGAAAATACCAAAGACCCATAGAGTTGGCTAGATATTCATGGGTCTCTTCTGGTGTTGATCCGAATGCGCTTGCTGTTTTATCTGCTAGGTCTGCGAAATCCGTGGGGGTGCTTCCTATCTTATTGTAAATTGTTCCTCTAATGAATGTAAATAACGCAGTGGAAGTATCAAAATCCTTTAAGGAATAACCTAACGGCTTTAGAATCTCAAGCTCAAAATCATCAGGTCTAATAGTGTTAAGTTCAGAGTGAGGCTCAAAGTATTTGAGCATACCCGATGGAGAATTGATACCTGAAAGGGCACCTACTCCAGAAACTAGAAGAGGGTTTTTATAATAATCAGCAGGATCAGAGAATTTAAAACTATTCTCTGAGTAATAGATTATGCTTTGAAGAATTGAATCTAATAAATCTTGGCTCTTAAGAGAGCTTATATTAAGATCCTCTTCAATATAGATCTTAGGGGTTATTGTATCTAAGATCTCATGGTAGTTTCTAGGGAAGTACTTATACATAGCTTACATTAATAACTAAGTTGTTCAATTGAATAATTTCGTTATAGTTCAGTTGTATGTCCTTATCTAGGTTATCTATAGTTGCTATTTTAACTTCCTGAACTCCGTTGAATACGGCCCTGTTAATATCATCTAACCATATTCTTTCTCCAAACTCTCGATTGTCTACATTGAAGTAGTTCTTAACCATGTCTGAGGATCGTTGTAATATTTCAATCTCCTTCTTAAGGAAGAATCTGTCTACGAAAACCGTCATGGATAAATCTACAGTTCTTACCAAACCGTCCACTACAACTAACTCATCAGTGAGCATCTTCTTTTGATTCATCGCCTCTAGTAATGATGTTTTAAATGCAGCAGATGATTTTTGAAGTTGTAGGTTATTAGCCTTTTCTAGAACAAACACATCTATAACATTTGCAGATGAGAACCCTTTCCTTGTAGATGCTACTGCCTTAGCAGTTGATCCTGTAGGCCCTACGAAGCGCGTAGCGAAGGTTTTGTAGTCCTCTAGAGTCACTAGCCTGTCCTGGGACTTGAATGCTAGAGGGCCGTAAACCTTGGCTCTCTGTACGGTTTCAGCATCAGCACCCCCGGTTATAGCAGCGACATTTTCTATAACAAAGGATACACCGCCTGTGCTGTTTTGAACCGTGGTGTTTATATAGCTTGTTGGAGCGTTTCCCCGCTCACCTCCACCTACTCTATAGTAAATTCTGTATGTTGCATTAGTTGGTGGAACCGCACCGTTTGTACCATCCCCAAATAATACTGTAGCGTTATAATCATCATCGTATACTACAGAAAAAACTCTATGATCTGCGCCCGAGGCAGAGAAAAGACTTTCAACCTCGGTGTACACTCCGCTTGCTTCACTATCCGTGCTTTCTACAAGTACCTGAATACTATTCTCAATAACGGGGCCTTCTTGAAGAGTAACCTGCTTCAAAGCACCTAGCTCTGTAAAGGTTCCTACATCCTCTCCTAATGCGCCTTCTACTAAAGCTAAGTTACTCCAGACTAGAGGCGCATTTGGGTTATCCGCTGTTGAACTTAAAAGGCTTATTGAGCCATCAGAGCTTGGTGGGTTTAATACACCACCTTCAACAGTATACAAAGTGTAGTTTACTGGTCCGCCGTCAGTAGGTGATGCTACGCTAACCACGCGGTTCTGTACTGGAATAGAGTAAGACTCTGTGGTTAGCTCTATGTTAGCGGTGGCTCTGCAAGATCCAGCACCTCCAGATGGACCCCTAAGTCTTATACCTATTAACTCCAACAGCTTCTTTACATTATGTCTACTCTTTGCTGTCTTAATAAACCCCTCATGAGCGAGCATATCAGCCTTGTATGACATTATCGAACCCATGTAGGCTACGAGTTCAGCGAACATTACACCGAAGTCTGACTCAGTGAAGTTCTGGTAATCGAATGGGTATACAGCTTTAATATAATCCAGCAGTGCTGATCTAAGTGTTGCAAAGTCTGTAGCTGTGAAATCAACTAATTCCCCGCGACTCTCAATATCAACAATATTCTTTTTAAGGAAATCTGATGCTGCTGTTGTGTAAGGTATGTTACTCATAGTTCTACATTGAAATCTAATATTTGATTAAGCTGTAAATGCTTCAACTTTAGTTTTATAAGGAGTCCATCCATTCCTCCATACTTATAATTCTGTGCGAGCACGACATCTATATCAAGAACATCACAGTTTGGAATATACTTAACAATCGCATCCTTTATGTCAGTCCTTATTACAGAAACATCCTCAGGTGTTATGTTAGAGAAGAGGTAGCTCCTCAATCCTATCCCATAGTTAGGAAGCATAACCCGCTCACCTTTATCTACAAGAAGAAGCTGCTTCACTTGAGACTTTACAAGCTCAGAGCCATATTCCTTATTAAATATGTTTTTGCTATTCTTACCTGTAGGAAAGCCGCATCCATAATACTTCTGCTGTATTTTTTGTATGGACGCATCCTTTATCTCAGTGGATATATTACTTCCGTAAAGTGCCATTATGTTCTAATATCCTCGTAATATCCTTTGTGAGCTTCGTAGTTTTTTAAAGCCTCAGTAGTATCTAGAGGTCTAGAGTAAATCTTGAAACTTCCAACATGACCTGTTAGACCGCTGTAAAGCCCGTGCGATGTAGCCATAAAGCCTCCAGATCCTGTGTTCGAGCCTGTTAGATTTACAGCTATACCATCAGTATATCCACCTCCTATAATCCAAGGTGTGAAATAAGTATTGGTTTTAGGACCCTTGCTAATATTTGAATAACTATAACTTGGGTTTTGAGAATCCTCAGGCGATATAAAGGTTGGTATCTTTGCTGGGAATCCAGGTTGTGTTCCAAACAGTTCGGAATAGCTACTTGTTGCTAAGTCTTTTCCATTTAATCTAATGCAAACCTCATCATTAGTAACATCAAAGGATACGCTAACATGTACAAAGGTCTCAGAGGCGTCTGATAAAGCTACAGTATTGTTTCCAATACCTACTGTGGATGATATTGAAACTGACATTGCTCTATACTCATCCCCCTGAACATTACAATCTCCCTTCCTTATAAAATCTACATCAGTTCCATTTGCAGACTGTGTTGGAGCTATAAAGAAGTGGGTAGTATTTACAGTATCCGCCGTAGTAACTCCAAGGGTATCTCCTATATCAAAATCTGAACCCCTGCCCACTATGCTATTTTGTGTTATCTGAGGGTCTCTTGTAAAGCCCATTAGCATACCCCTGACACTCGTTGTTCCAAAGTTGTCAGTCATTAGAGTAATGTCGTCCTCTTGGTATGACCCACCTATATTCTCGTTTGCAAGAATTATCTTGTAGTAGTTGTAGTCAGTCCAGGATGAATCTGATGCAGCGAAGTTTGGGACAACAGCAGGATCCTGTTCTGCAAAGTTTGAGGCTGCCCCTAAGTTTGGCATATGAATCCAGAAATCAAATGAACAACCCTTTGAGTTGTACATCAGGTTCTGCATCTTAGGTGAATCGGGAAGCCTTACATATGAAC